GGTCCGGCAACTAGCGCAGGCAGGGGGCCAGCTCACAGCAGTAGCCAATCATCAGGTCAACACGCTGGTGCGGACGAGCGTCAATCAAGTGGCCAATGCGATCAGCCAGGCCACCTACAAGGCAAACGCTGAGATCACAGAGAAATATAAATACGTTGCGACGCTGGATTCACGAACCTCCGCACGCTGCAGGGCATTAGATCAGCAGGTGTTTGACTACGGCAAGGGACCAACACCCCCTCAACATTTCGGCTGCGGATCAGCGACCGTCCCAGAGATCGATTATGCAGCGCTCGGGATGCCTGAACCGCCACCTAGCGCAATACGCAGGCCAGGCATCATTTCAGGGCCGATGAGCAAAGCCGCCAAGACGCGGACGGTTCCGGCCAATCAGTCTTATGGGGAATGGCTGCAGGAGCAGGGCGATAACGTGAAACGCGACGTTTTGGGGCCTAGCAGGATCCCTTATTGGAACAAGCTGGTGAAGAAATACGGGCCAGAGGATGCAATCCGTAAGTTTGTCGCGAATGATGGTTCAGAGTTGACGTTGAAGCAGCTCAAGGAAAGGTACGGGCAGCCCTAGAATCAAAACAGCGAAAGCCATCCAGATGAAATACTCAGCAGGCATGAAGAAGGGCACTAAAAAAGGCAGCAAAAAGGGCGGCAAAAAATGAAGCCAGACCTATCTGGATGCCCTGGCTGAAACCTCCGAAATTCGGATGTTTGACCTGATCGAGTCTCGCCAGGGCCAGGGCAGCGATCAAAGGGCCTCGAGGCGGCAACATCGTTAGGGTTGGCACGGCTGACGATCCAGTGATCAAACTCAAATCAGAATCGACAGGCAACCCAGTCCTTAAGCGTCGATCACAATTGAAAGCAGCACCAAAGACGAAGTGAGTATCAAGCGCGGCGGCCATACGTTTGACGGCTATGACAAGCCGATCCGAACACCAAGCCATCCCAGCGGCAAAAGTCACGCTGTAGTGGTGAAGGTTGCCGGCAAACCCAAGCTGATTCGTTTCGGGATGCAGGGCGCAAAGCCAAAGCCGCCACGTAAAGGTGAGTCAGCAGCTGATAAGGCAAAGCGTGCATCATTCAAAGCACGACACGCCAAAAACATCGCCAAAGGCAAAACATCTGCAGCCTATTGGGCGGATAAAGTAAAGTGGTGAGGCAAATAAGCCTTACGGGTTTCACATGACCGACGAGATTACGTCTCAAGAACAAGAACAACCAACAGCCGATGTTGAAGCACTGAAGAAAAGCGTTGAAGCATTAGAGCGCAAGAATTATGAGCTGATAGGCAAGCTGAACAAAGCGAAGGCAGCTGATGTTGACGTTCAGGCGTTGATTGATTTCAAGGCAAAAGCGGAGCAAGACCAGCTGGAAAGCAAAGGGCGATACGCTGAGGCCAAAGCTGCGCTTGAGCAGCAATTCAGGGAATCGGCCACTGAGAAAGACAAGCGGATTCAAGAGCTGACCGACCGCGTGCAAGAGCTTGAGTTGATGGCACCAGCAGTTAGCGCATTGTCTGAAGTGGTGCATGATCCTCAGCTGGTGCTGAACACCCAGCTGAAGCGCGACCAAATCCAGCGCGAGCCGGATGGCACTGTCGTGGTGGTTGATGGCTATGAGCGCACCCCTGTGGGGGAATGGGCGAAGGCCAAAACACCGGCATGGATGCAAAAAGCACCAAAGCCGCAGGGCAGTGGGGCGCCATCGTCGAGGGCTAGCGGTGAGATCACGCCGGGCACGAAGAACCCATTCAGCGCTGAGGGCTTCAACCTTACAGAGCAGTCACGACTGTACAAAACAGACCGTGACTTGTATGAGCGGCTCAAAAATGCTGCAAACCGCTAATATGTAGCGAAGGTGAAGCTACGCAGAACCGTAAGGGTTACGCCCGAAAAATAAACAACCATTTTTTAGGAGGTTAGTCATGGCGGTTCTGCGCTCTGACATCATTATTCCAGAGGTTTTTACCCCGTATTTGATTGAAGAATCAACGCGGCGTGATGCCTTTTTGCAAAGCGGTGTTGTTGCACCATTGGCCGCGCTTAATGCGGCACAAGAGGGCGGCGATTTCGTCAACGTTCCCTTTTACAACGCAAATCTTCCAGGTGATTTTGAAGTTCTGTCTGACAGCTCTTCATTAACGCCAAGCAAGATTTCAGCCCAGAAGCAAGTTGGCGTCGTGCTTCATCGCGGTCGTGCGTGGGAATCACGTGATCTTGCTGCTCTTGCCGCTGGTTCCGATCCGATGGCCGCCATTGGCCAGAAGGTTGCCAATTACGTCAACCATCAGCGCCAAAAAGATATGCTCGCATGTCTTAACGGCGTGTTTGGTCCGGTCAACAACAACAGCTCAGCATCAGCCTTCTTTGATCTGACAATTGACGGCGAATCTGGTGATACTCCAACATCACTCAGCCCCCGTCAGGTTTCACAGGCCCGTGCATTGCTCGGTGATCAAGGCGAGAAGCTGACTACGATCTGTATGCACTCAAAAGTTTATTATGAACTTGTTGAGCGTCGTGCTGTTGATTACGTCAAGGCAACAGATGTGGCCGGCGGTGATGCAACTGCATCCGGCGGATCGATTGCAGCTGCTTACGGTGACGTGACAGTTCCCACCTACCTGGGAATGCGTGTGATCGTTTCTGACGATGTGAATACCGTTGGGTCTGGCGCATCTACTGAATATGCGACCTACATGTTCAGTCAAGGCAGCGTCGCAACTGGCGAGCAGGCTGGGATTAGAACGGAAACTGACCGTGACGTATTAGCGAAAAGTGACGCGCTAAGTATCGACCTTCATTACATCTACCACCCAGTAGGTGCAAAATGGAATGTCACTGATTCCAACCCAAATCGCACACAGTTAGCAACTGCTTCTAACTGGACCAAAGTGTACGAAACCAAGAATATTGGAATCGTCCGCGCAACCGTCGTTTCTGCAATGGATTGATCGATCATGGCAAGCTTTTTTGAAACATCTGCCGGACTAGCCATTGGCTACGTTTCCGGCGGGGCTGTAACCCAGCTCACAAGCAAGGCAACAGGCGTGACCGTGAACGCTCCATCAGGGGCTATCACGACTCATAACGCATCATTGGCAGGTAACGACGAGGTGACTTTTACCGTCACCAACAGCTCTGTTACCGCTAGTGACGTGGTTTTAGTCAGCGTCCAGTCTGGTGCAACCACCGGGCTTTACCTGGCGTTTGTATCCGCCACTGCTGCAGGGAGTTTCGACGTAACACTTTCAAACCTCGGTTCAACCGCTGGTGAGGTTGTGGTCGTCAACTTCGCGGTAATGAAAGCCGCAGCCTCATAATCATGGGGCTCTACGCTTTTAGAAGGGCGAAGGAGCAGGAAGCAGCAGCAGCCACCGCCAAGGCTGCCGCTGCTCCGGCACCGGAGGAGACCAGCAAACAGGAATCGACTGATGGCCGTAGTAATCGTCGCAACAGCAGGAGCCGCAAACGCAAACTCTTACCTGACGCTGGCTGACGCTGACGCGTTGGTTGATGCCATGGTCCTCAGCGATGACGTTCAGCATTGGGGGACAGGTAACACCGATTCAAGAAATCGAGCGCTTGCAACGGCGACGCAACGTCTTGACCGTGAGCGGTTCCTAGGAGCTCGCGCAACCGATACGCAGGCGTTGCAGTGGCCACGAACAGGGGTGAGGAAGCCTGACACCTACTCAAGCCGATATTCAACCGGGTTCCCGTTCACGATCACTGCCGACTATTACACAGACACCGAGATTCCAGATCAGATCAAAAGGGCTCAAGTTGAGCTGGCGGTCTATCTGCACAACAACGAAGACGGCATCTCATTGAGTGGGCTTGAGGATTACAAAAGCGTCTCGATCGGCAGCATCAGCATCACGCCAAACCTGACATCGGGCGCCGTTGGTGCTGATAGGGTGCCGCCACTGTATGAAAGACTGCTGACTGGCATTAGAATAAGCGGACCTGGCAATATTGCAATCAGAAGGAGTTGAGACATGCCTTACAGCTATAACGCCGACGACATCACTGCTATCAGGCAGGCTGATGGCAGCTACGCGAGCAGCGTCGTTCAAGGGCTGCAGATCCCAAAGCATGATTATGTTTCATTCAGTCCAGCTGCAGCGCCAAGCACTGGAACCCAAGACGTGGTCTTTAAGGTGGGCGGCGCCGCTGGAGCGACGGTAGCAACCCTAACGTTGACTTATTCCAGTGGAAACCTTTCCAGCGTCGCTAAAGTTTAGTCATGGCCTATAAGTTCAACCCGTTTACAGGCAATCTCGACGATGTAGGGGCTAGCGCCGCTGCTTTTGAAGTCCTGGGGACTGTGGCGACTGTCGGCGACTTGCCCGGCGGTGCGACCCAAGGCGATGTTTATCTGGTCGAGGCTGACGATAATTTTTACGTTTGGGACGGGTCTGCATGGTCATCGCTCG